TCAGCACCAGTTTCGCCTTGTATACCTTGCGGACCAGTAGCACCATCAACACCATCAACACCATCAGCACCAGTTTCGCCTTGTATACCTTGCGGACCAGTAGCACCATCAGCACCATCAGCACCATCAGCACCAGTTTCGCCTTGTATACCTTGAGAGCCTTGGTCTACAATCGAAGAAATAACATTATCAACAATCGTGATATTATTTCCCGCAGTTAATTCATCTTGTTTATCGTTTAATGCCGTCTGTAATCCATCTGTTTTTGCTATGGTTAAATCACCATCATGGATATTAGGTTGTTTACTAGACAAGGCGTTACTTATGTCAATAATTTTTTGATGTACATCAATATTTTGTATCACTAAACTTGCGTCCACAATTATTTTATTGGCACTTAATTGCTGATTAATGACTAAATTACCATTCATCGTAGTATCTCCTATTATATTACTTATTTTTGTGGTATTATTGAATACAGCCGGTACATCACTTATAAAAGACATTATATTATATGAATATATATATAAATTTGAGAAATACTATGAAGTATTCAAAATAAAAAGTTAAAATAATGACTAAGTTTCTATTAATATACAATTGGAACTAATGCTACATAACCACTTTATCATCCATTTATATAATTAGAGACAAAATTATGATATATTTGTTCAACAATCGCAACTACATTTTATTTAAGGCTTGTACGATTTGACGTAATTATAGTAAGTGGTATAATAATATGTTTTACACCTACATACCATTATTGGATAAGTATATATAAAGCTTTACTATAATTTATTAAAATTATAATTATTACTTAGTCACCAAAATAAATACTATGTCTTTGTCTGCTAAGAATAATGGACTAAAATACAATTTAGAAATCTAAAAATGATTTGACGTTTATACATGCTCTTTATGCTTACATATTTAATAATTTTTGACGTGCATCGTTCGATCATATAGAATTTAATAAAATATATTCTTGGTGTGGACAATGACTTTCTTAATGTAGTCATAATCAAATGGCACCGAGTTTAGAACATTCTTGATCATTGAAAATTAATAATACGTACATAGTATAGGTATATATTATTTGTTAAGATATTCTTGGCATTTTTTGGTGCGTTGATGCCTTTTTATTTGACCTTGTGTTACGGTAGAATTACAAATGGGACACTTAACTCTTCCATTTTGTTTTTCTTTGATAATTTCCTTATTTTCTTGATAATATAGTTTCTTTTTTTCTGCTATTTCTTCTTGGCGTTCTTCATTATATTTTTTTTGTTTTTCTTTGAGTTCTTCTTTGTGTTCTTGATAATATAGTTTTTTATTTTGCTTTATATTTTCCTTATGTTCTTGATAATATAGTTTATGTTTTTCTGCTATTACTTCTTTATGTTCTTCATTATATTGTTTATCATATTCTTTATGTTCTTCAATAGGTCTATGTGCTTTTCTACTATTTACTAAATTTCGATGTTTATCGATTTCCACTTGTTCAGCAATTATTAACTCTGTCTTATTCTCTAATTTTAATGATTTTATAGGTATTATTTCAAAGTAATCAAACCCGCCATTATCCCTAATATGACAATAAATAGGGTATTTAAATTCTTTTCCTTCTTTGTTCCAAAGATATTTATGCTTTGCCTTTCTTTGAGAGAAATTAGTAGTTGAACCCACATATACGACTTCTTTGCTTTCCATTTGTCTGATATGATAGATAACAGACTTACTAAAATTTTGAGAGCGTCCCATTCTATTCCATTCTAATCTTTAAATCAATTCTTTTAATCAATTGGTGAAGTTGGAAACGGTGTCTCGGGCGTCCACACACTCGGGAAGTCTCTAAGCTCCTGACGGTATACTATCCATTTGTCTCGTTGCGGGTAGTCAGGTAAGGCACAGAAATCACTCGCTTGTAACAGCCTATCACGCTCTTCACGCATATTTTCTTTAAAGTATTCTTCTTTTATTACTTCCCAATATGCTTTGAGTTCTTCGTCGCTTGGTTTCGATATATCTGTTTCAAACCATTCTAAAGTATCATAAGTATCTTTGATAAAAAATTGTTTATTTGGATATTTCATTGTGAGTGTAATAAAGTAATCCATTATATTATCATTAGAAATTAAAATGGAAGCATCTCCATTATTATGGTCAAGAAGTCATTAGTAGCGTGTCCAAGCTGCGTGGTATTACGAGTTAATAATAAAGAATAAGTCCCAGCAGGAACATTTGTCACATAATTAGACTGACTAAATGACATATGAACCCCTGCCAAGTTGAAGAATTGTCTCAAATCTCCAATCAATATATTTGAACCTCCCGCATTTGGAACCGCATATAATTCAAATATACCAAGAAGGTTTGTAGTACCTTTAGCAGCCATATGAAAATCAAGAATAAAATTACCTGTAATCACTACATTCGTCGCAACCGTTACTTGTGTTGCTACACTACCATTAGGAAACCTATTAGTTACATTATAAACGGGTTTTAGAACATTCCAGTTTGGACTGGTAATATTCCCGCCGAATTGGGCTACGTTTGTGCTTGTATCTAATATAAGTGGCCACTGACCATTTACTTGCGTCCAAGCTTCGCTATTGGACACGCCACTAAGAAAATACATATTGTTATCGTTCATATGTATCATTCCCGAACGAGCGTCTGTATCTTTTAAAGTAATCGTTGGTTTTTCTCCCGTAATAACTAAACCCTCACTTTGCCCGTCCGAATTACCTATATCTACCCTACCACTCGAATCGATAGTAGAAGTATTTAATGTGCTTGTATTTACACTGGAAAAATTTGCGTCTGCTGGTAAAGTTCCTCCTGCCGAACTAATTGTATTACCTACAATCGTGATGTTTGTTCCCGCAGTCAATACGTCTTGTTTTGTAGCCAATTCTTGTTGTGTAACATCTCCACCGCCATTATTTGACAAATCAATCAACTTCTCATAAATATCTAAATCTTGAACAATTAAACTATTATCCACAATAAGGTTATTTCTGAAATACGAGTTTCCAGACACATCTAACTTATTATTAAATGATAAATCATTATATTTTACACCTATACCAAGTGTATTTACATGAGTTATATATACATTATCTGACGCATCTCTTAACCAAGATGTATCCGTATAATTCATTGAGGAAGAATTATTTCCACTTAAATATAAACCACCTGAAATAGTTAAAGAAAAATTTTCATTTACATCACTTGTACCAATACCAATTGGTGTAGAATCATAATAATATGTATTTCCAGATGGTTCAAATATACCTGACATACCATTATTTGACAAATCAATCAACTTTTCATAAATATCTAAATCTTGAACAATTAAACTATTATCTACAATAAGGTTTTTTCTAAAATATGCATTTCCGCATACATCTAGTTCTAGTTTATTAATGAATGATATATCATCTTTTATTTTATTTATTTTTTGGTTTAAAGTTAGCATTATAACAACAAAATAAAATAAAAGGCTGATTTATCCTAATCGATTTCTTCGATATTGGGTTCTGAACCAGGTTCCGAAACATCCTCAGTAGATGTTCCGACTGATTTCATATATTCTTGTAGTTCTTGCTCTTTGGTTTTGTACACATTAATAGATTCATCGTTATGTGTTGTTAGCCATTGGATTTCTTCATTGATTTTTTGTAATACATTTTCCTTTTCAGCAATAGATGATTGTTCCATCTGACTTTTTATTTGATATAAACTTTGTTCATAACTTTGCTTTGTTTCCAAGGTCATCTTATATTCTTCGTCTTGGGATTTATACAATTCGGCATCTTGTACCATTTTTTCAATATCAGAATCTGATAATCGACCTTTATCGTTTTTAATTTCGATTTGCATTTCTTTACCAGTGGTTTTTTCTTTGGCACTCACTTTAAGAATACCATTAGCATCTACTTCAAACGACACCTCAATTTGTGGTTGACCGCGTGGCATAGGTGGGATTCCTTCTAACAAAAATTCACCCAGTTTATTATTGTCTTTGGTTTTTACCCTTTCACCTTCAAATACTTGGATATTTACAGCCGGTTGGTTGTCAGAATAGGTTGAAAAAATTTGAGTCTTTTTTACCGGAACAGTAGTATTACGATGAATTAAACTGGTCATTACACCACCAGAAGTTTCTAAACCAAGGGATAAAGGCGTCACATCAATCAATAACAAATCTTTTAATGCTTCGGATTGATTATGTCCACTTAAAATTGCGGATTGAATGGTAGCACCATATGCAACCGCTTCATCTGGATTGATGCTACGACATAATTCTTTACCACCAAAAAAATCAGACAATAATTGCTGGACTTTTGGAATACGAGTAGAACCACCCACCAAAACAATTTGCTGAATTTGTGATTTAGATAATTTACTATCACGAATGACCTTTTCTACTGGTTCCATACATTTCCGGAAATAATCCATATTCATATCTTCGAATTTGGCGCGACTAATAGTAGTGTTATAATCCATACCATCAATCAATGAATCAATTTCAATGCTAGCTACTGTAGACGATGACAATGTACGTTTGGCACGTTCACACGATGTTCTTAGACGTCGCATTGCCCGTTGATTGTCCGTTAATTCTTTTTTATATTTTCGTTTTAATTCTTGGAGACAATAATCTACCATTCGATTGTCAAAATCTTCACCACCTAAATGGGTGTCTCCAGCGGTTGCCTTGACTTCAAAAATACCTTCGTCAATCGATAAAATACTAACATCAAAGGTTCCGCCACCCAAATCAAAGATTAAAATATTTTGTTCATCTTTTTTGTCTAGACCATAGGCAATTGCTGCGGCGGTTGGTTCATTGATAATACGTAAAATATTTAATCCAGCAATCGCCCCCGCATCTTTGGTCGATTGTCTCTGACTATCATTGAAATAGGCGGGTACTGTAATGACCGCATTTTTCACTTCTTTACCAAGATAGGCTTCGGCAATTTCTTTCATTTTAATAAGCACCATCGAAGATATTTCTTCAGGTGAAAATGTTTTTTCTTCCCCTTTATAGGTTACTTGGACGTTGGGTTGATTTGATTTTCCTTCTACTACTTTGAAAGGCCAATATTTCATGTCTTGTTTCAAATCGTTCATAGTGCGTCCAATCATCCGTTTTGCGTCAAAAATGGTATTGGTTGGATTCATAGAGACTTGATTTTTTGCCGAATCGCCAATCAATCGTTCTTTTTCATTGAAGGCTACGTAAGAAGGCGTTGTACGATTTCCTTGGTCGTTGGCAATGATTTCAACTCTATCATTTTGCCAAACGCCTACACAAGAATACGTTGTTCCAAGATCAATACCAATTGTTTCCCCATCCATTGGTATTCATCCTAAGTTCTTTTTATATTTTAATAATATAATTATCATTAGATTCTACACAAGGTTTGCGAATATTTTGTATATATAAGGCTTCCCATTTCATAGAATGATGAATAATAATATTTGAGTAACATAATTGGTCATTACCAGAAATATTCATTTTTATAATATTATTTCGGTTATATAAATATTGACTTATGTTAGATAAGGCCTGTTTATTGTTGTATCTATAATCTATTTCCAAAAACAATAACCAACCAGTGGTAACATATTTTATCATATCTTGAAATTGTGTATCTTCTACGTAGGTGACATTATCATATTGTTCACGATTGACGTAATCAGTGCATATAATATTTACTTTATAAGATTGTTCCAATATGTGGGGTATTAGTTCACCATTATGTATAATAATAGTTAATATTGGTTTTGCTATATAATAAGTATTACACAAAGACAACGCGGTTCGTTCAAATGCGTGTTCGATTTGTCCGTCGTGTATCATTCGTGTTTGATAATGATGTTTAAATTTGTGGAAAATTTCTTCAATAGGTCGTTTATATATATGTTGTAAATAAACATAGTCGTTTTCATCAGGTTCATTCAACAATGGATACAAACGTTCATCGCCAAAGATAAGATCACAAATGCTTTTTTTCAAAATATATACATTTCCTTCAATAAATGCGTTTTTATGTGGGTCATTTACATTCAAATATTGCTTCAATTCATTGGTATAACTATAATTAAAATCCACATTTTTTGTTTGATTCATCATTTTTATATTGTATTGCCTGTACAAGGTATATGCCAAGTTTGGAAAATATCCTTCGTAATCATATAAGTTAGAGACAATATGATCCATATTATCAAATAAAGTATCCATATAAATATGTCTCAAATGGGGGTCGGTTTTAGAATGCATAAAATAAATATAATCATAAGTAATATCTTTGTCTTTCAAGTATTTTACCATCATCATTTTAGCACCTATATCTAGTCCATTGTTTGGTATTTTTAATATAGTCATATGACTATATACTTTTTCTAAGAATCCAATAGAATAGGTCACCACAATATGAAAATACTTGGATAAATCAAACAAATAATAATCGTATATAGCACTAAATTGTGATATATCAAAACAATGTAAATGAACAAACAATGGTTTTGAATATACCTCATATTGTTCGACATTGTATTCCATTGGTTTTTGACGTATACATTTCAAATTTACCTTGTGAAATAATAATTTATATTTCTGTTCGTTAAAATAATTCATAATCGTTCTATTCATTGTAACATCAAATTGTTGATTCAAATCTTTTATAATAGTATGTTTTTTTTGACATTGTTCAATATGGTATGATATTTCAGAATAATCCCCTACAATAGGATTTATGAAAATGACTCTATCATTGTATTGTTGTTCATCTTGATTCAGTTTAGGACTTTCACTAATGATCACATTATTAAACGGCAAACATTCATTCAGACGTGTTGTCTCTAATAAACTATTGTTATAATAAGAAATATTCAAAATAATTTTACTTTTTTTAATCAGTTCATTTAATTTTTCGCCAAACACATTGGTCACTATGGTTATGTTGAACTTTTTTTTAAATCGCCTAATATTTTGTTACGTCTTTCATTGAGTGTTCCATAAAATAAAATGTCAATGTGATCGCTCGTGGAAATAGGTGGTTGGAATACATGTATTTTGGATTGGATTTGGTCGTTATAATATTTTAGATTATAGGAGTTGTAATCATAAATATACATAGCATGTTTGAATAATTCAATGTATTTATGTATATTCACATTTTCAATAAGATTTTCCAGTTGAAAAATAACGTATTTACTATCTTTCAATAAAGAATATATGGATGGATTTAATCGACTATAGGACAAAATAAATAATATATTTTTTTTGTATTTTAAATTTTTATTATAAAATAACATTTCATTTACATCATGTATCAAATGGGTCGCAATATTTTTGTCGTTTAAATATTTATTTATATTTTTTGCTAAATTGTATTGATATACGTTATAAAATATATCGATGACAATAGACATTAAACATAAGTTATATATTATAAATACAAAATAAACGATTAATATATATGTGTGATTATACCTTAAGCGAATTAGAAATATTTTTTATGATGATATTTCTGAAAATGACACCAATTATTCTACTTATGAAGATTTGAATCATTTGTCTCTAACCGAACTATGGAGACATGCTAATATGTTTGGCTATAAAGAACAGCGAATTATTTTTAATGATTGTTCTTATAATGATGCGTTTTATTGTAATTATTTAAATACTTATAGGACACAAGTATTGAACGTAGACCCTTATTTTAATTGGCAACTATACATACAAAGTTATAGCTTAGCTATAAATAGTGAATATTATGCATTATTGGATTTTATGGACCGACGGAATTTAGAACCTTGTGCGTCTGTATCGTCATCCAATACATTAAGTATTTCAAGTACCAAAGCACATTATACAATAATAGGAGAACAATCCAGTTATCAAAAAGAGCAGTTTATGTTTCATTATGGGTCTGGTCAAACGTCAACCAATTTGTTTGGTATGGTAGTTCCGTTTAAATCTAAATTGCTAAGAGGATATTTTATGTATCACTATGACGAAGAAGATGTAACTTCAGATTTATCATATAATACAAACGATACCTATATAAAATTAAAGTTATACATAGATGGTTCTAATACAAATTATTATATAGAAGAAATGCTAGACTCTTCAAAACATATGGTGGTTGGAATGTTTAAAAGTGAAGATAGTTCATACAATGGATGTATTATCCAAAATACGACAATTGAGGTAGAACAAAACTCCATATTATCATGGTATTGTGAAGAGTTGAATTCAAACATAGGGGATGATTATACCGAACGTCCATATAATCCTTCTAGAAATAGATTTATCGTTGTTTTAGAATCATTATAATATAAAAATTATATATGATAGAAGAATTAAAGATTTATTTTATTGAAGAATGTAATACATCAACACTTGAGTTCAAATACAAATCGTATCCCGATTTATCAGGAATGACCAACAACCAATTATGGAACCACGCGAACGATTATGGTTATAAAGAACAGAGACAAATATTTCATGATTGCTACTATAATAGTTTGTTTTATGATTATTACTTAGCGGATTATCGAAAAATTGTATTGTACCATAATTCACATTTTGATTGGAAAATTTACAAACCTACAAGTGAATATGATGCTCTGATACAGTATATAAATCAGTGCGACTTGTCTTACAATGATCTTTTAGACGATGTATCTTATACAAATCCACATTATTCGCTTGTGGCTGAATGTCCCAATTACGATTATCAAACATTTCCATTTGCTTATGGAGCAGGTCAATGGTCAAGTGGTTTTTTTGGGGTAATTGTTCCATGTAAATCCATATTGAAACGAGTATATTTTATGTATTTATACGATGGTTATGAGAACTATGAAACCAGCGAATTTTTAGATGTATATGATTTTAATTCATCCAGCGTACGTATTAAGATGGATTTATATATCAATGGAATCATGAGTGATTATTATGTGGAAGAAACGCTTGATGCTAGTAAAAATATGTTGGGGGCATTATTCAAGAAAAAAAATATAAATGGTCCAACCATAAGTGTTGACTATGATGAAATTATAATAGAAGAAAATTCAGTGATTTCGTGGTTTTGTTCGGACTTATTGTCTCAAACTACCAATCGCGAATATACCAATTACCCATACAATCCAGCTAGAAATAGATTTATAATGATTTTAGAACCTTATAATACGCGTTATGTCTCTAATCCAAATATTGATTTGGAAACTATAAAGAGTGATATTGAAATGAATCAATATAATATTTCATTAAAACAAAATAAATTAAATGCTGGAAATAATATAAAAATAGTAGACAATATTATTTCTGTGGTTGGTGTAAGTGGTGTAGAAAGTAATTTTTATTATGTAAATCAACTACGAAATGACGTAGATAGTTCTTTTGTTGAAATAAATGATTTAATAACCAATATAACAATAACAATAGATATTGATCTGAGTAACTCTGTATATGATTTATCTAGCAGCGTAGAAGCATTATATTTAGATGTATCTAACCTAAACATAAGTAAACAACCCAATATTAACGAAGGTGATTTATCAATTAGCGATACTTCTGGACTAGAACTTGCGTTATCTAGTAAACAACCTAATATCAATACAGGTGATTTATCGATTAGTGATACTTCTGGATTAGAACTTTCCTTGTCTACTAAACAACCTAATATCCATGAAGGAGACTTGTTGATTAGCGATACTTCTGGACTAGAACTTGCGTTATCTAGTAAACAACCTAATATCCATGAAGGTGATTTATCAATTAGCGATACGTCGGGGCTAGAACTTGCCTTGTCTAGTAAACAGTCCACTATCAATGAAGGAGACTTGTCGATTAGCGATACGTCGGGGCTAGAACTTGCATTGTCTATTATAGATACTTCATTTGGCGAAGTAAATAGCGCTTTGTCTATTATCGATAGCTCATTTGGCGAAGTAAATAGTACTTTAGATACAAAACAAAAAAGTCTAAACAATACTATAGATGTGAGTATAAATAACTTGACTCTAGATAATAATTTACATGTTAAGGGTAATATAAGTTTAGATGGTTCATTTAATCTGAATGATGTTATATTCAATAACACGACTGTAAATAATGAAATTGTTATATCTACGCAATTGGACATATCGAATCAAGGAACTGGTCCTGCATTAAAGGTCTCTCAATTTGGTAATGGAGACAATAATTCAGTTGCGTTATTTAACGCAGGTAGTGAAGGTGATGCTTTATTGATAGATTCAAGCGGTGAAGTCACCATTTATAAAGACATGTTTGTAGAAGGAACAATACGCACAGAAAATATAGTAATGTCGTCCGACCGACGATTAAAAACAAATATAGAAGACATTTCAGGTATTGATAATATTCGAAAGTTACAACCAAAACAATATATAAAATATAACAAAAAAGAAATTGGATTTATAGCCAATGATATTTTAGATATAGAAGATATATCTTTTGTTGTTTCAAAATCAAGCGAATATTATGCGTTGAACTACAACTCTTTGTTTACACTTGCGATTCAAAGTATAAAAGATTTAGACGAAGAATTAAAAAAAAAGAACGATTCATTTGAAAAAAGATTGGAAGAGTTAGAAAAACTTTATTTGTCAACAAATAATTCATGAACAAAAATATGCGATATCACTGGTGCGGACCACCACAATGAACCAAACTTACATATAAAATATTCATTCCAATTATAGGTGAGTCCTATTAGAGACAACATAGACATACCGAAAATGAGGCATAATTTAGGCAAGCGTTTTGTTTTTAAACTTCGATAATAATGTCGTGGACTATGTATGTAACCTAAAAAAATGTGCGATTTGCGGTTCATATACCCATATGTTATGCATTATAGAAGAACCTAGTAATCCACCCGGAACATCATTACGCATATGATATACCGAACTAGCTAATAATAATATGGTTTGATATTCTATATTCATATTCAATACTAACGGGTTTATGATAGCGTACGAGGTTAGTGTTTTTATTGGACAATCGGCTAAGTCTGTAATGCCGTGGGCAATAGTAGGTATCAACATAATATATAGATACCTATTTAAATAATGGTTAAAACGAATAATAATCCAGAAACTATACCCGTCACGGCTAAACCGCCATATATATACTCGGAATTGGTTTGTTTTTTGAAACGATTTTTTATCTTACGTGTATTATTTTGTTTTGAAGATAATTTTTTGAATGGATTTTTGATTGTCTTATTATGTAATGAGTTATTTTGAGGTGGTAATGACTTTTTGAATGAGTTTTTTCTTGTTGACCTATTCTTAGAATTATATCCTTTTATACTTTCAAGTGATTCATATTTTGACCTATCTGCTTTTGGTATTAATAAATCAAAATGATTATTATTTATATGATGCATATAAATAATTTTTTTATTCATACAATTGTTCTCTGACCATCCAGGAGCATCAGAAGAACTATCTATGAACATCCAAACATTTTGGTTACCTTGTTTAGTTCTTAGCTTTATACAAATATCAAATATTTTAGTAATATAATGTAAATCGTTTGTAGTTAAGAATGCCTTATCTTCCTTTATCTTAATCCATTGTGGGGTATTATTTTCACCTGGTCTATATGGTAGTTGCATATCTTCACTTATTTGTGTTTGATTATTTGTATAATAATTATATAACATATTTCGAATAGCATTTGTAGTCTCGACACTAAATTCTAATTTATGTTTATCTTTTACTAAACATATTTCACTTATTTGTTCTTCGTCACCTAAGTATTGATTTATGATTTGTATGATATCATCATTGCTATAAAACATCTGTAATCCAAGTAAAATACTATGAATCGCACAATTCCCTTCAGCTCTTGTTTTTTTAATGATAAAGTCATTATTTAATTCATTATTATTCATTATATATTATTATTTTATTAAATATTGTATCAAATCCATTCGTCCTTGTCTCAAATAAGAAGGGTCTAACTTATTTATATCTTGGGTACTTACATTCGAGCATAACAATAATATTACATTAGGATATAACCCATAGTCTAATTTATCAAGCATATTATTCCATGTGACTTTATTATACACTTGAATCGTATTGTGTTTATGAGGCAATATAGTTTGATTGTGTATGTTATGAATCATTATATCTACTTCATCCAATAAAATAATGAGTGGTTTTTTGGGACTAGGGTGAATAGAGGTGTATATATTTGAAAAATTATCAGATGGTTCGGTTGGATTGAACGTGTCACACAAATAGCAGTTTAATTCACGTGCCATTAAATAAGCTAAAAAGGTTTTTCCACTATTTACGTTTCCATATAAATAACATTTTACATTATTTTTTTTGTTATAAATATCCATAATATTATTGTATATTTGTCTCTGTTCTTCTGTAAACATAGTTGTATTAATGTACATTTTAGATTTCTTGTATTCAAAAAAACTAAAATCGCCACTCCTATAACAATAATCTATTTTTGACTCTTGTGTGTCTTTATATTTAATTGGTATAATTTTTTCTATGACAGGTTTATTAGTTTTTTCCAAAATATCATTCTTATCTTTTTTTCTTAATAAAATATGCACTTTTCTTCCAAAATAATCGGTTGGAAAATATGCAATCATTTTTGAATGAATCACAAGACCTAATGGATTTGACTCGTCATTATATCTCATACACATTGAGTCCTTTACTATATTACGTATATTATTTATCTTTTCCATGTTTTGTATCGTATAAAGATGTACATCAAACATTTTTAGAAACATTAATAAAAAAGGTTGTAAAACATTAAATGTGGTTTGAATATTGTTTAGGGTAATACATACAAATAATAATATATTATCCATAAAGGAATATGATATTTATATTTATATGTATATAAAAATTGATAAAGTTAATTTGTTAATAGTATACTATGTCAAGTAAAAAAACTCTTGTTTTAGAACAAATGTATTCTTATGCTCCTAAGCGGGCATCTATTCCGAATGCCAACAACGGTCGAACGTTTATGTCGTGCTTGGTATTGAATGAAAAATATTATCTTTTACGCAGTGGGTTATAACAAATATGAAACGAATTTACATCACGGCACTATACACGCCGAAGTCGATGCCTTAATGAAGTTACCGAGACAAAATAAACCAACAAAAATATTCTTGTGTGTGTTCAAAACAAATAAAGAAGGGAATGCATTAGGGTTAAGTAAATGTTGTAAGCATTGTGAAACGAGTATATCTATATTATCCAAGAAAAAGAATTATATTGTAAAAAAATATATTATATTGATTCGTCAGGTGAGCTACAAATATTGTAAGTCTTGGGGATATATTTTTTATTGAAATATTCTTTTACTTTTTTTGTATAATGGTCGTTTATACATACATCAAAAAAATGGAGTTGTTTATTATATAACGTTTTGTAATAACCCATTTGAAAACACGGACTACATATAGGTTTTATTTTGGTTCTATAGGTTACACCATGTCCTTCATAATGATATGTGTAATGATATATGAGTCTTAATATATCATTTGGTAAAGAGACAAATATACATAACAAATCACTTATTTCCTCATTATAAAAATACTTACATGATTGAATACAATCAAACTGACACGTGTTACAAATCATATGTATTATATAAATCTTTTTAAGAAAATAAAATAACTAATAAATAATACGATGAATATCGCAAAAAATAAGAGATTTTTAATATTATATATTGACTTCTTATGCAAAATATTATCAATCACTTCATTGATTAAATACGACATACTAATAGAGGCCACTATTGATGTGATAAAAATTTGGAATGATCCAAAATCAATAATCTTCAAAAGCAATTGTCCGCTTTTGGAATGTTTTAAGCATTGTCTAAAAAAGTAATAACGAAAAAAATAAAACTTAAAGCAAACAAAGAGACAAAAAATTGAGTAATGTCTAAATCTATTTTCAATAAGTTTTTTAATGGTATAGAAACTAGCAAACCTGCCTCAGGTATAGGTGTCGCCACTACAAATAAACACCAAATAATAACGGTTGTAAATAGTCCACGTTCCAAACCGAAAAAATACAATAATAAATACCGATCAAAATAAAAAGAATAGACACACTATTAAATATGTAAAGATTGATAGTATCTTTTATGCTTTCCGTTATGTTTATTTTATTTATATAGTATACCAAAGACAAACATATTATAACCATAAACGTCCATGAATAGTTCATATATTAATAAATTATTTTATTATGTATGACGTCCAATATGGTGGAATACCCATATATGTATAATAAAATTGAATTAAATATTTTCAATAAAAATACATTATGTTGGCTGAACTAAACGAACACGAACGAGACAAAAATATTACCTTTTATGAAGATGGTCATATTTACAATGTAAAAGGAATGACAAATTTTACCTCTGTTACGACGTGGGTAAAAAAAAAATTTGAGAAATTCAACGCAAACAAAATTATTGATACTATGATGAACTCACCTAAATGGGAACAAAATAAATATTTTGGTATGACGAAACAAGAAATTAAGCAATTATGGAATAAAAATGGTGCCACTGCGGCATCACAAGGAACTCATATGCACAAAATGTTTGAAGATTATTATAATAATGAATCTATGCATTATTATAACCCGGATACGATAGAATATAAATATTTTTTGAATTTTATAAAAGACCATAGCCATTTAACCCCCTATAGGTCAGAATGGATGATATATGATGAACATAGGAAGATCGCCGGATCAATTGATATGGTGTTTATGAACGAAGATAATACACTAAGTATTTATGATTGGAAAAGGTGTAAATCGATTGATAAAACAAGCCCCTTTAATAAATTTTCGATAGATAGTCAATATGATTATATACCTGATACAAATTATTGGCACTATGCCTTACAATTAAACATGTACAAAACTATATTGGAAGAAAACTATGGATTTAAAGTATCCGAATTATATTTAGTAGGTATTCACGAAGAACTACATTCATCTTACAAAAAATAAAGGTCGATGTTTTGAATATAGTCTAAATGTATCAATTCAATTCATTTTCTAAAAGAATAGATATAGAACACGTCGAAGTTAATCCGTTGTATAGAGCCATTACTCCAAATAATATCAGTATGATTAAGGGTATAACATTTATTTTTTTGATTAGATTTTTTTGTTTTAATTGTAAATAAGTATACATACCTATGGTTAAAATGAGTATACCCATCATGGTTTGTATAATACGCATTACGCTATAATAATTAAAGGAGTTTGACCCAATAATATGTATTGGTATATTCAGTAACTCATTCATACCGTGCTTCAATTTTGAAAACTGGAGTTGTTTATTTACCTTTATATTGTTATAGTCCTTAAAATATTTGTTTTTATGAATTGCGACCTTTTTGCGGATTGACATACAATATAAATTTCATTTACGTAGTCTAAATGATCAATAATATTTTGTTGATTAAATCGTATCATATTCATCGGAATATTATAAAATCCATAATGGCTGGATTGGTCAAAACGTTTTGAATACACTTCGTCGCTTTTACGGATATCTATAAATAAGTATTTCATTATATATTATAGTTAGAAAAATCGAAAAGATATATAATATAATTCTTCGAGTTCTGTTTCCCAATAACGTTGACAAAATGTTTTGTCTTTGGATGTGTAATTACTATTTCGATAATAATATAATAAATTTTCTACAAAAAGAGCTTTATAATGATAATCTTCTATACTATAATATGTCTCCAATTGTAAATTTAAATTATCATTCATAAACATATAATTTATTTATATTATATATATGAACTTTTTACAAAAAACACTCCGACGATTAAGCAAATCTTTTACTCGTAAAAAACGACCTAAAAAACGTAATAAAACTATAAAAGGCGGTAAAAAATGATAATGAATAAAAACCCTTCCTTATTGCTCCATGCCATAAAATAAGAATGACGACTATACTAAGTCCGATATTATTTTATATATATACTTATATGAAGTATCATAATAAATTATTTTATTTATTTGTCTCTGCCATATTTTTTTCATTCATTTATTCGCTAATGAATCCGGTTAATTTTTATGGATTGAATAAAATACAAGACTCTATAAAGGACGACTTAATTGATGACCAAGCCAAGGAACCTTTTTATACACCTTATAACAAGGAAAAAGTAAAGGAAGATGTAAAAAATATTGTAAGAAATGAAGAAGATAAAATATACAAACCTAATTATTTTCAAAGATATTTAGATAGTTTGTATTTTTCGATTATTACTTCGTGTTTGTTGGGGTATGGAGACATATATCCTATTACTAATTTATCTAAAATATTAGTTTCTATACAAGGGTTGATTACCTTATCCCTTATTTTATATTAAGTATTTTAATTTTTATATACAATTCTATATAAAAATTATTCATTATATATTTCTATTTTAAATTCTATTATGCGTGGTTAGATTCTTCTTCGGGTTTTGACCGAACATCTACTTGGCACATTAAAGACCCCCATGGAACTGGTGGGAGAATATTAGAGAGTTTTTTCTTGTTTCCATCCATATTTACGACTTCACCACTTACGTATTCTCCTGCCCTTAGATATTTATATCCAGTGATTGAAATATCACTATGGTGACAGAAATATTCGCTTCCAGTTTCATCTACTACAAATCCGAAACCCTTTCTTTTGTTAAACCATTTTACTTGATACATTATTATAATTATATATACTAATTCTTTATATCATTTTTATATATATAATGTATTTAGTAATTTTATTATGTATAGTTCTACTTATATACTTTACTAGAAAGAGAGAAGGATTATCACCATCAAGATTTCTAAAACGTTTACCACCATGGCATCCATTTTGAATACGTATGGAAAGAATAAGACAACAACAACGGGCTAGACAACGACGGGCTAAACAGGAAAGAGAACGATTAGAAAAATTGGCACTTGAAGCACGACTAAAACGTGAACGCGATGAACGAATGGATATTCTTATAAGTAAAGAAAAATTACTTTGTAATATATATGTTAGTCTATGTCTTAATTGCGGTTTTATTGTATATTTTTTCAGAAAAGAAGGTCTAACCACGTATTTGAAATACAAAGAGATTCAAGACCAATTTGATGATGATTTAGATGGAGAAACTCCTTGCATATATACCCAAATACCACCACAAATAGCTAGGGTATATAATGTTGATTTTGATTCTCCTTTTGACAGATATACCAAGACCGATATAAATTCAAAATACAATGAATCTTATTATGACGATATATCATTCAATGTACAAGTGGATATAACCAAAGAAACAAAAAATAATGTACTTCCTTTTTTTAAAACGTATACATATTGCGATTTAAGCGGTGGATTTCCTACGTGCACTTACTTGACATGTGGGATAAACGAATCGACTCATAAGAATAATATTACTTCGCATAACACACAAGTCGCTAAAATGTTGAAAGAAAAAAAACAGAAGCCAAACCAAAGGCCATAAATGATTTAAGTATAGAACGTTCAAACGCATCTAATTATTATGATAAATCGAATCAAGAGTCTACTGATTATTTAAATTCTATTCGAAATATATAATGAACGATATATTATTCAGTGCTTATGTATCGTTATGTATACAATTTCTAACAGGAATCATTTCTATATATGGGATATTTATTCCTTTGAGATTCAAAGATTTGATTTTAAGAGACATTCTTATATTGGAAACCATTGTTCAATGTATTGAATTCATATTTTATATATGGTTGGTAATATCGCTTCATAAAATAAAATATGATGTAACTTATGTCCGTTATTTTGACTGGTTTTGGACTACTCCAGTAATGTTATTGTCTACCGTCATTTTTTTGAATACATAAACAAGGGAGCAACCAGTATTGTAGAAATTTACCATAAAAAGATTTTTTCCTATTTGTCATGGATTGTAATCAGTAATTTTTTTATGCTTTTGTTTGGATATTTGGGTGAAATAAAAAAAATGCATAAATATTTGTCTCTTGTGTTAGGATTTATTTTTTTTATAATAACTTTTTATTTTATATATGACAAGTATGTTAGTCCACAAACCTTATGGTTATTTATAGCAATAACGTTTATTTGGTTTTTGTATGGCATTGCGTTTATCTTGTCTTATAGTAAAAAAAATACAATGTACAATATTTTAGATATTTTTTCGAAAAATGTCTACAGTTTTTTTATAGTGTTTAAAATTATGATGAAATCATTTGTTCTATAATTTGTACCCATTCTTTTGTATGCGAAGTATCTACATTGGCATCTATAGTAATGATGTCTTTATTACATAACCAGATGTCGTGATAAAGACTACAACGTTCTAAATAGGATAATGGAATAATTTCGCCGGGTCGGTTTCGTTGAATCACTCGATCATAAGATACTTGTGGGTCGGCTTTCAAATATACGTAATGTATCGGAACATTCATATTGAATTCGTCAAACCATTTATTGTAAATTTTATAGTCCATTTCTTGTATAGTATGGTCATCGTATAACATCTGACAAAATACGTGTTTGTCGGTGTACAAACTTCGTTCCGTAATGATGATGTCGTATTTTTTGCTGTCGATCGCTTTTTTTAATATAGACAAACGACTAATGTACGCCATCATTTGAAATGAAAATGCGTATTTTTTCGAATCTTGGTAATAATTTTCTAGCATCGTTTTTCCGTGTTCATCTACAATGGTGTTCCATAGTTCAACTGGTTCGTCTAAAAAACAAATACTTTCCGAATGAAAATGTTTCTTTAGTGCTTCGACAAACGTTGATTTTCCCGAACCAATGTTTCCTTCAATCGAAATAATCTTCATATAATGTTTATATATTTTAGTTCAAATCAATTTTAACTATTAAAATAAAATATTTAGTATATATATATGGCAAAAACACGAAAAAACGTTTCACGCAAGACCAAAGCTCGCAAAACGGGCAAAAAGAAAATGAGTCCATGGAATGCTTTTGTTAAAAAAATATATGCACGTGAAAAGAAAAATGGTAAATCATTCAAAGAGTGCTTGAAAATCGCGGCAAAAGAAAAGAAACAAGGAAAAATGAATTAAGCAATGTATTTGAAATACAAATGAACGACCCCCATCGATAAAATAAAATTCACCATTAGAGCAAAGATGATGTTGGTTTTCAACAAATATAATGTCAAAATGACCAATAAAACCGATAACGATGACCCCAATAATGCGTGACACAAAAATGTTCTAATATAGTTTTCTGGTTTATAATAAGAGACATAAATAGGAATAAATAGTAATATAGGCGCAGCCCACAAAAAAGCAAATATTTTCCAAACGTGTTCATCGTAATTTTCTACAATATACCCTGATAATCCGCCTACCATTGCGCCAATCATTAAATTTATAAATGTTCGATACATTTATATATTATAAATTATTTTTAAGTATTCCAAATCTTTCTTAAGCATCAAAAAATTATGAGGATATGGTGTTTCTAAAATATGTTTTATTTCCAAAGTATCGTCTATTTTATTCCCCATTACCATATAAGAAACGTTTGTTTGTATATAGGTCTCGCTCAAATGTTCATAACATAATTCCGTGTTTGACCACGAATTCAAGTTTTGATTTCGTATACTCGTCGGAATTTTATGAATGAATCTATGTGACATATATAAAGTGTCTTTAAGTACCTGTTGAACCAAATCCTTGTTCGCCTCGTAATGTATGAGCAAATGGTTCAAAATCGTCTACTAAGACTACATTAAAAAAGGACAAATCACTTGCACATAATTGGATTGGTCGCTGGTATAACTCTAAAGTATCTTCACGCAATACATCAAAATACGCACAAATGTCTCCACGGTAACCTTTGTCTATGATGCCCACACTATTGGCCAAACGAATATTCGTTTTAGACATACTGGAACGTAAATATAAGTAAAAAGGTAAACTATTTCGGTGTTCGTCCATCATAGCACATTTGATTTTAAAATTAACCTTGGTCGTCTTATCCATATGTTTTTGCTCGGGGTTAAATACATCAAACCCCGAATCTCCATTTCGGGTTTCATTCATACAAGCATATTTGTTTCTTAGTTCTTGGTCTTCTACGTATACATAAAGTGTTTTCATTGTTATACTATTTAAGACCTGTTTAAGTTTTTATCATTTATATACCTTCTCTTTGAATTGCTAGAGGCCCTTTTTGTTAAATTTGTATGGTTATCTGCATTCATTTTGTTTAATAATGTGACTAAGTTATTTCCGTTAGGTGATGAGTTTACATTTTCATTCAATGGTTGATTTCCATTTTTAAACAATGGATTTTTTACTGATTCAGTATCAGAAACGATATTGTTTAAGTTGTAAATTTTATTATTATTTGGATTAGCGTCAATGGTTTGTTCCGTTTTATGAATGTTAATTATATCATCAATGATTGTTTTTATAATATTCATTTTATCTATATGATTATTATCATGATTATTATCATATAAATATTTTTTTCTAATATTATTTTAAATAATGAAAGCAAACTACTTAATACTTCATCATAATTATAAGGCGATACATCGGTTGGAATATCAATACTGCCTTTTTTGTTCGTCATTTGTTTTCCATCCAATGAAACATAATAAAAATCATGATTATGCTGAACTAATCTACCTGAACTAGGTTGTTCTTCTATACAACTACCCCCACGTTGACCATTTCTAATAGCTTCAGCTATTTCATCTTTTGCCATTTTAAACGGAATTGCATTTGCCAAAGGCAACGCCTGCTGCGAAGAATATACATCTATTTTCTTAATGTTATTCACAATAGACTGAATATGATTTATTATATCTAGATATTTATCTTTTTTAGCATTATCATCGAGATTTAAATATTTTTTAGAGATAATTATATCTAATAAAATATGAATTTCACCTAAAATATCATGATAATTATAAGGTTTTATATTTTGTTTGTCTTCTTTTATTACTTGTTTTGCTACAATATTTTTTCCATCATGTAATTTAATAGCCTCACTATCGATCTCTGATATAAAGTATATGTTTCCGTCAGTGGATGATACCATTCTACCTATAGTTAATGATTCGTTCGGACATCCTTTTGATTGCGAATTTTGTTCTTCTTTATACGTTTTTTTGATTGCGATTGTTGTTCTTCATGTTTTCTAAACCAATCATTATCACTTGGTCTTTGTCTTCGAGTCATTTGACTAAACCTTTCTCCAACCTTTTTCCAATATTTTTAACCTTTTTCCAATATTTTTAACCTTTTCTCCTGCACTTCGTCGGATAGTACCTCCACGAATGCTCTGTCTATTTCTTCGCGTTTTTTTCTAGTTGGCATTATATATATATATATGAATATAATTTAAAAATACTATGTTGTTATTAACAATGAAGTGTCTTTTATTATGGTTTCTACCATGTGCTTATTCGTTAGATAATATGGGTAAAGTATATCCACCGCTGGTTGGATATCTCAAACCTCGCCCACCGACACTTAGATGCTTGACCTTTCGTCCACGGCCTTTACAAGAACCTCGTAAAAAATATTTTGTCGATATCGATGGAACTATTTGTAATACATACAAAAATGATTATTTTATTTCTACCCCTAAAAGAAGTGTAATTGAATATTTCAATCGTTTATATGACGAGGGACATGAAATCCATTATTGGACATCCCGTGGGACAAACACTGGAAAAATATGGGATAAGGTTACATTACAACAATTAAGAACTTGGAAATGCAAATATGATACTATTAATATTGGAAAACCGCATTACGATTATTGGGTAGACGATAAAGCAATTCATGTAAATGACCTGCCTATTTCCAAATAATTTTATTGTCTCCATTTTATTTATTATTCCAAAAAACTTTTCTGAAATTTATTTTCTGGAATTTTTATTTTGCCTCCCTCTCTCTCTCTGGCCTTTTGTTTTAAAACCATGATTTTTAGAGTAGTTTTTATGATGTCAGTTGTTGAAAAAAAGGTCATTATGTCTTACCGAATCATTATTTATAAATAAAAAACTACTCCCTCTATTTTTACATAATATTTATAAATGAAAACACGTAATACTTTGTATAGACTAAACACATATTTGTCACTGACTAACCATGAAAAAGGTAAGTATTGAACCATGAAAAACCATGAAAAACTGGTTTAAAAAGTTGTTTGCGTTTCTGATGTAAAAGTTGTTTTTTTGTTCAAAAATAACGAAAAAAGTAAGTATTTTAAAATACTTTTGTGTCAAAAAATATTTACATTAATCTTAATGTTACAAACTAATTTAATTTTATTTGTAATAATAAAATATTACTTTCGTTTGCCTTTAGCATAGACAATCGAGTGATGTAATCCATCGTTTGGAATAAGACCTATCATTACAAAATAGTAATGCCCTTTTTTCGCCGACATTTAGATGTTTTGGATGTTCAGAGTTTAGATGTTTCGTTACACCAGCTTTTATATAATGCATTATTTAGTAAGGAATATATTGTATTACATTATTATCGTACATCGTGACTTGAAAGGTTTCTTTATATCCTTCTACATAAACACTATCCCCATCATATAAATTATCGCATCCGTTTGAATCTGTACATCTTTTGTTATTATAAACAATCGGTAATTTAATGGCGTTGTTTTTATCATTCATACAATAAAAGTTCCATTTGTCTCTATGAACAATTAACGGGCGTCCCAGCAAAGGTAAAATCGTTTCATCGCTTGGTCTAGTTAATATCCCCACTTGCCTATAATTTGTATCAATGCTTTGCGTGGGAACGTTGATTGGAACACCGCCTTTTATATCTCGGCTAGTAACTAAATATCGGTCATCTCTTAATGGTTCGCTATACGGGTTAGATAAAATATCATTATTATAAGGTATATTTGGTCTAAAAAAGCGTTCAAACCAAGAACCATTATTTTGTTCAACGATGATCGTATTGGACCGATGATAATGTAATAAATATGTCACTATGCCAAGTATAAAAATAATTAGGAATGAGGGTTGAATACAAATTACGCCTTTTGGACATTTTCTACCCATATATTAATATATTAAAAATAGTTTATAATATTTCATCTACTAACCCATATTTTAAACAAGATTCATCATTTAACCATATGTCTTTTTAATATTATATCTACTTCATTGTGTAGATATAATTCAAATATTTTCATATTTCCCACTATATGACACCGACAATTGGTGAATCATTGAATGTTTTATCATAAATCGTTTTTTTTACTCATAACACTTTTCTCTCCACTATGTCCAAAAACATTTTGTCTCCAAAAACTTTTCTGAAATTTATTTTTTCAAATTTTTTATTTTGCCTCCCTCTCTCTCTGGCCTTTTGTTTTTAAAACCATGATTTTTAGAGTAGTTTTTATGGTGTCAGTTGTTAAAAAAAGGTCATAGTGTCTTATTTATTATGGATTCCTAAAATAAAAACTACTTCAATAAAAATAATTAAAATAATACAAAGGAAAACCAGTAATACACCGTATAGACAAAAATCACATTTGTTACTGACCAACCATGAAAAAGGTAAGTATTGAACCATGAAAAACCACGAAAAACTACTTTAAAAGTTGTTTGCGTTTATGATGTAAAAGCTGTTTTTTTGTTCAAAAATAACAAAAAAGTAAGTATTTTAAAATACTTTTAATTGACATTGGTTATGGGTTAAAGTTTTTTTCGTATTACTCTATATGTATAAATGTGATTGTTGTCGGTATGAGACCATAAACAATTCCAATTATAATAAACATTTGTCTACCTTGAAACATATAAAAAATACAGAAAAGGAACCATTTATGTGTAAATATTGCTGTAAACACTTCAAATATAAAAACTCAATGTATCATCATATAAAATATACTTGTAAACAAAATAAGGATGAAGATTTGAAAGAGCTAGTACGATTGATGAACTTACAATTAGAACAAAAGGATAAGGAAATAGAATATCAAAAAAGGAAAATAAATATCAACAAAAACAAATAAATAAATTAATGGGTAAGTTGCAAGTGAACATAACGAATAATATAGTACAAAACAATCATATCCAGTTGTTGTCCTATAAAGAAACGGATACAAGTCATTTGACCGAAACTGACTATGTTCAATGTATAAAAAAGGTGACTTATTGTGTAAAACATTTGATTGAAAAGATACATTTCAATCCAATAAAACCAGAAAACATGAATATATACATATCGAATATGAAGGACAAATATATAATGGTATATGAAGATGGAAATTGGAAATTAAGAAATAAGAATAGTGAAATAAATGAATTGTATAATGAAAAAGAAATTTTATTAGAAGATTGGGTGGATGAATATCAACATAAATATCCAGAATTGAGACAAAAGTTCGAAAAGTATCTGAACAACAAAGAAAATGATGAAACAATGAACCAGATCAAAGATGAAATAAAACTACTAATGTATAATCAAAAAAATAAAAAGGAATGATAGAGTACCGAATTGTTCACCAACAAGCCTATGGCACTGGGATTGGAAGATAAAAATATTTCAATTTAAAAAGAATCAATTGCATCCAAAAATATTTCTAGAGACAAAAATCTGAATCTTTTACAAAATACTATAATTTGTCTCTAAAATATTTCTTGTAAAGAGTATGTCAAAGTGCTGGTTGTCGTAAATACCAGAGATATATTCGACCGAAAGTATTTGAACGAAAGTATTTGAAAATAAAAAAGGTGTAAAGAAAAATATAAAATGGATTGTCTCCTTATATATTTTATTGATTTCATTATTTGTTGAGTAGTTATGATAAATTTGCCTAAATAATTATTTAAAAATTGAAATACTTTATCCTTTTTATTAAGGTCTCTAAACTATGGCTGAAGAAATTTCTGTACCTATTGCTATTATTGTGGGTGGTTCTATGACGATTGACACCTTGAAACAAGAACACTCTGAATTGTTGGAACAAATAAAAACCCATCGTGAACATTGTGGCGAGTTTTTCGACAACGAAGACGAACTTCAAGATACGTTAGCACCCATCGAACAAGACCCCGAATCTTATGTGAACGGAACCATAAAAACCCGCCCAATTCTCAAGAAATACGCAACCTATTTGTGTGATAAAATGGATTTGGAGTCTCGAATTGACGCTTCGGCGGAGGCGTTGCGCGATGTGGATTTGACGCCACAACAAGTCAAGGCAGACATGAAGCATTATGTCTCACTATGTGAAAAGAAAATCGCGTCTCAGCAAGCACTATGCGAACAACTTCAAGAACAAGTGAAACAATTGACGGAAACAGTATCACTTTTAGCAACTCCTGATAAAGGAATAAGTAAATTATCTATGGCAATGAATATGAAATTAACTTCTGTAGAAAATATATTATTGAATAGCCATATTAATTGTCTGGAAGAAAAGGATATATTCTTTACCACTTCTACAAAATCTATTGAAAAACTCTTGTTATGGGGGGCAAATATTGATTTAAAACGAAGTATGCATATTAGACTACCGGGGCGTAATTCACAAGGTAAACTAACAATTAAGAATAAAGCCGGAACACCTATCGAATTGGATGATACAAAGAAACATTATATTCCATTAAATATTCACGCGAATAGAAGTGGGAGTGGAGTATATGATATTGGTCCTTATAATACAAATGAATTACCTTTCGTTTATCAAATGTTATGTAGTAGATATTACGAACGATCAAAAGAAAGAGATTTCATTTACGAGACAACTCCCTTAAAATTGGCGTCTCTTCGTTCTTCCCTCGAAATGGTCAAGTTCCTTCACGAAAAAGGTGCCAAAATTGGAGACACAATATACCACACACCCAACGGGACAGAAGGCGATTTGGTTGCTGGATATTTACAAACTCACGGGTCAGCTCCAGTCGTCCGATTTTAAAATTTGTCTCGTATCCTGAATGTAAAATATATTTTTTATAATCGAGACTCAACCTATTTAAACATAAGATATACAATGCGTTTTTTTTGTTATTGTATGGGTATTATTTCATTCGTCATAGCAACGTCTTTAAACAACCGATTGATATGATTTCAAACACCACACGTAATGATATATTGTATAAATGGTCCAATATATATAGTTATAAAAATGATTATAAATACAATAAAGAAGCATACGACCATTTAAATGAAACATTACTATGGACGAATAAAAACACATCACGAATATGTTATATGATTATGGGAAATAAAATATATATATTGGAAAAACCATATAGTTTAGATTTGAAAGATTTGGATATAATTTACGATTTATAATAAATATTGTCTCAATCTGAAATATATTATTCATTTTTACCGATTGCTTTTTTCTTTTATAAAATATTTGTTAGCATCGTCATTCAATTCGCGATGTTCACATTTGTCTCTACAAAAAAATAAAGAGATTATCTCATCAATGTATTCTTTGTGGTCATAAAAATAGAGAGAAAGTTCAATAAAGTCCCTGTGTTTATTGTGATTTGCAAGCTAGGGTCTCCATAATATTAAACGATATTGACCGAATGGCTTGTCGTATTTTCTGTAAATCTCAATAAAAAATAGAGTAAAACGTCCATAATGAACGAAAGTATTTGAACGAAAGTATTTGAACGAAAGTATTTGAACGAAAGTATTTGAACGAAAGTATTTGAATGTATAAAAAGATATACATTCAAACCATTTATACCTTGGATTTCTTGCTCTTCACTTCTTTAGGTGCCTTAGGTTCTTTCGGTTCCTTGGGTTCCTTAGGTTCTTTCACTTCTTTAGGTGCCTTAGGTTCTTTAGGTTCCTTAGGCGATTTATGTTCCTTAGGTGGTTTTGATGCCTCCTTTTTGTTTTAAACTCTAACACCATAGACGAAAGTTCATCATCCGTTTTGTCGGGTAAATACATCTTCAACACATCAAAAGCGGTCTTGTATTGAAAGTGTAGAGAAGAAAGATTAACAGGATACGCCATATTATAATAAAATAAGGGAATTGTTTAAATGGGTTTATCAATATAATATAAGTTTTCCTTGTTGGGTTTATACAAAGGAATATTTAACGAAATCTTGCTCTTGTATAAGATAATTTTTTTGATAAAGTCAGGTGGTACATAGGCTTTCAAGTTGGGTTGGTCTTTGTATACTCCAAAAATGCGAGATTTTTGGAGAAAGGAAGTAATGGAATGCCACTTTCCAAATACTTGGTGCGTAATGTGTGTTCTGAAATCGGTCGAAGTAAACGATAGCCCACGATTGGCCATCCGATTGGCAATGACAATGATATGCTTGTTAGATATAGAATCGATAATCTTAGAAATATTATTTTCAGAGACCATGTTGGACTTCCCGCGTCTATATATTTTTTTTGTGTAGAAAGCACAAGAATAGGTAGGTCAAACTTCAAAGACAATATTCCCGCTTGTGAATGCATTTCAGAGACAAAGTTAAACTCGCTGATGAGCAAAATACCACCGTCATTAGCCGTGAAATCGTCCACAATAGGTAGATAGTCTGTGGTTCCGCATTCATCATATGGTTTATTAAGATAGTTTACTTTTTCGATTCCATAATAATCCTCTGGTGGTGTAATGCGGATGATTCGGTCAAATATTGGTTTGTAGCGGAAAGGTGTAGCCGTGACATGGAATTGGTTGGTAGATAAGGGAAGCAATGGATTGTGACGGGTAAGGTCGGATTCGTCCATAATGAGGGAGAAGTGTAATGGCGGAATGTACTTGCTGTATTGGTGCGAGTTATTCATAAGGATAGTGACCTTAGCCGAAGGGTTGTGTTGATATACGGTAGAATATGAAATGCGCTGAGTATCCATACGTTGTTTGTATTGTTGTAACACAAGAAGACTATTCTGTATGATAAGAACACAAGGTAATGTAGATTGTTGAATAAGGTTGAAAATCATAGATGTCTTCCCCGATTGTACTTGTCCGTAAACGAGTGAGACATTTTTCTGATGAAATGTAATGGACGGTGAGGTCTTAAGAGTCCGTATGACCCTATAAGACCCGGAAAACATAGCAATCAAGTCGAGAAGGTGTTGTCGAAGCATAGATGGGAGGGTGTATTAATTCTCCCCGTAAAATGTTTCAATTTTAAAATTGAATACTCTATAAATAAATCCGAGTCATTTCTTAAAAAACAGACTCATTTATTATAAAAATTGAAATGAAAAAATAAATAGAACAAGGCTAACATGATGAATAACCTAAAACACGCGAAATACCTCAAATACAAGCGGGCAAAGAAAGTCCGCGACAAGGCGAGGCGTCTGGACCGTCGCTCGAAAGAATACGCCCAGGAACCCATCAAGGAGTGCGTGACCTTCTAATCCGAATATTCATTTATAACCTGTGGGAACGTTACTCACGCCTTATTTTTATTGTAGACATAAAAAAGTATCGACCCTTTTATTCATCAAAATCCCCACGACTCAAACTGGGTGATGTGTTTGGGGTGGAAACGCTCTTTCATCAAGGCTTCGGCGAGCGCATCACGCGACGCTTTCATTTCTTCGTAGTCGTACCTGAATGCCTTTGGATTTTCCGACAAGGATACCCAGCATACTTTGTCGAGATTGGCCTCCAACAAAGGAATGGCATTGGGATTGGACGACAAACTAAACCAATTCATTTGTTCAAGGCGTTCGTTCGCTAAAAAGTTCATGATATCTTACGCCGTTTGGATATCATTTCAATTTTCAGGTTCGTCGTTTCATTGGTGAAATAACCTCAAAAAATAGTCATCCAATCCCGCGACTCAAACAAACCTTGTTCCTATTGTCTTCAACAAGCGGTCGGATTGGTGGACAACTCACACAAGTCCAATTTGTAAAGTTTTTTGCGACGTTGTAAAAGATTAGTTCTGAACCCAGGAGACAAAAAAAAGTAGGGTCGTCACCCATCCTTTTTTTTGTTTTTTTTGTTTAATCCAAGATAACTGGCTTGTTCTTGGTGGTCTTGTTGAGAAACACCTTCCAGAAGTACGGTTGGCCGGTAGAAGGGTTGATTCTCTTTTGGTCTGGCGCGAGCTTGAAGAATGCCTGAGGTCCGTCCAACTTGCTCCATTTTCCACCACCCATTTCCGGGTCGACGAACATATCGTGGAAGCGGACGAAGCACATTTGGTACATCTTTCCATTTTTCTCCATAGGAACCATTTGAACGTTTTCAACACACTCGCATCCAAACAATTCGTTGAACACGTCAGCGACCTTTTCGTCAGTCACGAAGGACATTATATGCGGGATACAAAACGATGGGATAGACATGATTAGTTGTAGGCGTTTATTTCCAGAAAAAATCTATTTCAATTTTTATAACAACGTTCATTTATTGAAAAATTGATTCGATTAAATAGTTACAATTCATTATTTGAATCATGCCCCGATATTACGAAGGAGACATAAATGGCGAGTTTACATTTACACAGCCGCACTATTGTATGGAGCAATATGGAGCCATATGCGTTGGGCAACGAGTTTTATTCAATTGTGGATGTTATGACGATGGATTGATTGGGGATAAATATTACAATGACTTCAACGAGATTAAGCACATGTATTGTGAAAATTGTTTCGAGAGCAAGAAAGATGCAAAATCACATTTGGAACCAGATGAAAAGGTGGCTGACCTGGATGGTTTAGTAAACTTTATCATAACACGCCAGGCATTTGTATCATTTGCTAAACCGGTGCTCCAAGAACACACCAGGTCCAAAAACGACGCCGACAAAAAGAGAATTATGGCGGATGTAAATATTTTGAAACAAATAGAAAAATACTTTAGCGAAAATGACAATAATATTTGTTCCTGGGTTAGCGAAGAAGAAGGGCCATATTCGTCCGTTGGGACAATCGAAGACAATGCCGTTCCGGATGACCAGGAAAAGCTTTGAATAAGCAACAAAAGACGAGTAGCTAACGCGAAGAGTCTTTTGGGAGAGAATCGTCTCTTTTTTATTTGATGACAACGATTCACAAAAAC